GCCGAAGTTCGAATTATCTGCCATAGTCTCTCACCTCCTTCAGGGCATGAAAAAAGACACCTCCTTTGAAGTGTCTCGTGATTTTCTATTTAGTTTCGTCTATTTCTAATTTTGCTTTGACTTCTTCTTCAGTCATCCAGTCATCATCAGACTTAACTCTATTCTCTGACTCCTTAAGTTTCAGTAACAATTCTGCTTTTGCTGCTAATTTTTCGTTAAATTCATTATTATCCATAAGCCACTCTCCCGATAATAATTAATTTGAGACCCTTTTTGTCTTTTGTGCTAATTTCACCTACTATTTTAGCGTAATTGTCATGTCAACACCTCAATGTATTTCCGAACCAAATCTTTGATATTAAAAAGCTCAGCATATTTAAGTAATTTAGCATAATCCGCTCCAGGAGTTTTCATATATCTTTTGACTGCTTCATTAACCAAATCGATGTCCAGTTGATCTTTCTTTTTTAAGCAGTCACAAATGGTTCTTTCTTTATCATATACATAGACTTGATGCCCAAATGGTGTCTCCATGGAAACCCGGCCAATTGTATGAAGTCTCTCTGCAATGTAAAAGAACTTGAATTTTTCTTTCTCCTTCAACAGTCTTGTATTATACCCTGATGGAATTGTCAGCATTAACTGGAAAGGTGTCCTATCGGTTAAATCGTAAAAATATAATGCTGTCTCATGGGAAAAGATACCTTTTTTACATCTGTATTGTGTTAAGAAATATTCATCTTCCATTTGATCAGGATCCATATACAAGCCTTGTTCTAGCTTTTCAATTTCACCAACCTGATACATACGTTGTAGAGTTTTATAAGCCACTCCAGCTTCTTTAGCTTCACCTGATGTCAGAATACCTTTATTGTCTTTCAATAGTTTAGTCACTAAATCCTTTTGAGTCATCAAATCACCTCCTCGTTTGTCATATTCGTTCGTAAATATAATATTATATACGAACAAATATGACAACTATTTTTTTGCTAATTTTTAGGAGATGATTCAATTTTACCATTTATGCTAAAATTATATTTTATGTTAGCACAATTGACAACACCGTTTTGTCATTTTTGTTCGTATGATTTGTTGTTCATACTCACAAATATGACCCCTACAGCCATGATGGAATCACATCGTCGATTGATAGGTTTAGCTTCGGCTTTGCAATGCCAATAAACTGCTTATGACATTCCCAAAGATCCATCAGGTAACCTATAGGCATCAGCCACACCTCATCTTCTTTACGATTAAGATGGGCTGTGCCGTAGTAGATCAGTCGGGTAAAGAGTTCTTCATCACTTACCCGACTACCTCGTTTTTTGAGGGTTCACTCTCCACATTTCTTTTGGTCCCCTTCATCATACTAGCCATGATGGCATTCTTATAGCTTGCCAGATCAAAAGGTGTGGTAAGAAGTTCCACTTCCTCTTCGGTCAGGAGCTCTTTTTTCTGGTCTTTGTTTCTGATGTTATGAATCAATATAGACTGATTGGCCAGAAGCGTAATCAGCCAAATAATCTCATCAAGTGCCATTTCAAAGTTCTCAGTTTTCATGAGTTTCTCGCCCAGGTTCTCAAGACCGCCATAACGTCCAGCGATTTCCTTTGTCGCTTTCGTGGTCAGCACCAGTTTAAATTCTGCCCCACCGATTTCTATGGTGGCGCTTCTATCTTCAGCCGCTTCAGTAAGTTTTACATTTTCATCTGCCATTTATCTTACCTCCATTATGACACCGTTACAGTGGCTACTTCTGTTGAAACATCACTGCTTCCTACAAGGCTGAGGACACAATAGTAGTAATAAGTACCCGCTAGAAGATCCGTCGGGATGTCAAAGCTTGCTGATGTCTCTCCATTAATCACTGTACCACCAGTCGTACTATCAATGGTGTTTTCATACCACTGATATGTTACCGGATCGCTGGTATTAGAACTTGCCACCACAGAAAGACTTCCTGTAATGCTACCCGCTGTCACTTCTGTGAGGGCTGCTGGCTGAGTCGTAATGGTAATCGCCGGTGTTACCGGAGTAAAGTCCGGTTCATAAACAGAGGTAAACCATCCAGAAATAATAGATGGTGCAACACCGCTGTCTCCCTCAGTGACTTCTGCTTTCCACGGATGCTTATTCTCCCCATCCAGTTTGTTTCGCCTAAAGACCGTTCCTTCTATGGTGGGACTGCTAAATGTAATGGAGTCACCTTTGGTCGCGAGGCTGGTGGCCGGAACGCTGAAGATAACTCTATAAAGCCAGAAGTATCTGTACCTTCCATTGGCCTTCTTGGCACGAAACCCGATGGCCACAGGACTTCCTCCATCTTCGCTTCTTGAAACAACGACATTGTTGCTGTCGATTTTACACCCAGTCAAATCCTGGGCCACCAAGGATCCGATATCATCGATTCCAAGTGTCAGTGCGCCACTTTTGAATTCCTTGACCACTTCTGAAGCACCATCATCTGCATAAAGAATCGCTTCAATCAGCTCCACACTCAGTTCTGCTGTCATGGCTTTTGCCAGGACTTTAGGGGTGTCATAGGTTTCGATGCCATTTTCATCTTCTGTGATCTTGGCGTAAAATAAACTGTAGAGTAGGAAAGAACCGCCTTACCGTCTTTCGATGGCAGGTTTGTCCAGTCCTCTCTCCGAACCGTGCTTACCCCTCTCGAAGTACACGGCTCTCCATTGTTCTTCAATTTTAGAAAACTCATCATTTTGGGTGGTGAATATTTTGGTGGCACTGATGGCAAACAACAAGCGTTTTTCTTTTCTTTGAAATCATTGCACGTTCCCAAAGTTCCTTACCTTTAAGGTCTTTTACTTTGTGAATATGGTGAATTTCATATTTTCCTGCGCCTGTTTTACCGCACAACTCACATATATCCGCATTTAATCGTTTATCAAAAGTGTTTCTGTTATAACCAATTGTAACTGCCGCTTTTGTTACGGTATCAGTTGCGTTTGCACTCTTGCAATTGGTGTATTTTGCGAAATACATAAGTTTCTTACCTGCTTTTGTTTCATAAGGAATAGCCCACGAACCTTTTCCGTCCTTAAATTTTTCCTTAATCTTCGTAATACGGGTTTTGTGCTTTGTTGCCAGCGTTTTCAGACAACTATATTCCATTAAGTAGTTAAAGTAATTTAAGTCGCTAAAGTTACTTGCTAGGGAATAATAGTTGCATATACCACGTAGTTCGGCATTAAAAATGGTGATGATTTCCAAGTCTGTGGAGTTCCTTAGCGGCACTCTGCTAATCGGAAACATCTCATCGCATTTCTTTTGCCTAACAATGCCTTTTGAAAACAGAAACTTGCTGATTTTATCCTTTGGTATGAGCAATTCCACTTTGTTGTTAAGTGTTCTTTGTGTGGGTCGCCCTTTTCCATGGGGTTTAATCGAACTATTCCTGCGAATACTAACATCATAGCCGAGGAAACGTGCTTTTTCTGAACTGTGTGTAATAAGAGTCTTTTCATCACTGAGTTCCATTTTCAGCGTTCCACTGATAAACTCAGCCAGTTTTCTCTTGATTTCCACACAATCCTCACGGTTTCCCTTAACGGCGATTAGAAAATCGTCTGCATAACGAATATATTTGATTTTCTTATCGTCCTGCGGAGTATATGGGGTTTTCATCATTTCTGCTCTCACTTGTTTATATTGTTTGAGCAAGTTCTGCTTTTCTTCCCCGTCCGCACAATCAATCAGCTTTTTCAGTTTGACCCTCTGTGTGAACAAACGGTTATACTCCTTTGTCCTTACAGTTTCATTAGGCTTGTCAAATTCTGATTTCAGCGTCATCACAAACTTGTCCAGTTCGTGCAAGTAGATGTTGGCGAGCAATGGCGAAATAATTCCGCCCTGTGGTGTACCACTGTAAGTGTTGTTATACTGCCAATTTTCTACAAAGCCCGCTTTCAAAAATCTGTAAATTAACTTAATCAATCTTGCGTCTTTAATTTTCTGGTTGATAAACCCTACCAATACGGCATGGTCGATATTATCAAAACAACCTTTAATATCTCCCTCAACAAACCACTTAGCCCCTGTAAACTCCTTTTTGAGAGTTGAGAGCGCCGTGTGGCAACTTCTTTTCGGGCGAAATCCATGAGAGCAATTTAGAAATACTGGTTCATACACTGCTTCCATGACCATTCTCAAAACTTCTTGGACGAGTTTGTCCGTGAAAGTTGGTATCCCGAGTGGTCGCATTTTGCCGTTTGCTTTTTTGATATAGGTTCGTCTTGCGGGCTTCGGCTTATAGGTTTCATCAGCAAGGGAAGCGATAATTTTATCTATCTTTTCCTTGCTGAACCCGTCTGCGGTGTCATTGTCAACGCCATTTGTTGCCGCTCCACTGTTGGCATACAAATTCGTATACGCCTCAAACCAAATGTCTTGACGCAAGAGGTAGCGATAAAGCCTTGTAAAGACTTCTTCGCTGTTTTTCGATGAATTTTCCTTAATTCTTGCTAAAATTTCCATTGTTGGTTTCATTTTGAGGTTTTCCTCCCTAATCAATTTTGATTTTAGTACAGAACAACTGCGTCCCTTCGCCCTTATGACGGTGTTACCGTCCCTGACTACTACGAACGCTCCGTAACCTTGCGGAATATTCAAACCCTTAAAGGTTATAGCCTTACGGCATTTCCGTTTAGGTTATCCCCAGTTAGCATGATGTGTTGGAAATTGTGGATTCTCGGTTTTGCTTTCGTTTCGTTAAAACAGGTTCTCCTGCTCGTTGCGCAAATTATTGATAACAATAAGGGTCAGGATACTCCCCTTATTTGTCTTTGCGCCATAGGTTTCAGGCACTTTCCTATGTCCAATCGGAACGGAAACTTGAAACTCACATTCGGTAAATATAACCTAAACCTTATATCCACTTTACCTCGCAGTTCAGTCGTGTTATATTGCCTTAAACAACTTACTGCTTTCCTGCCATGCTCTGTTCCCGTGTCAGCTTTCGCCTTTCGGTTAGGCAGGTGGTTTACCGCGTTATCTTACGGTGTAGTTCCCACACTACAAAACAACATCATGCCCTATCTGGGCGCACATCCAATCCGATTGTTGCCATGTCTATTCCTCCTTCAAAATCGCTGAATCTGTTTCAGCTAAAAATTCACTTCATATTCTCTCGCCACATCAATGGCGAAGTGGTGAAAACCGGTATCTTCTTCGTATCCGAGATACCTTCTGTCCGTTATGATAAAGCCTGCTCCTAGTAGTGCTTTTACCACTTCATTCTTTCTCGCCTGATAGTTGCCCTTAGAAAATAAGGAGAGGCGAACTTCCTGTAGTTCTGCTCCTGGCAGATCGTCAGCATAATGATCGAAGATATCACTCATAGGGATAAGGACCAGATATTCATCCGACGCTTTTTTACTGAATACACCTGTTTCAATGGGAATCCCCAAAGGCTCAAGAACCTCGCCTATATCCTTCAAAATACTGTTATACATTCCGCTCGCCCTCCCTTCTTTTAGATTTTACTGATCTCTT